TGCGCCGGACAGCGAAAGGGAGCGGAAGATGACCGCTACCTCTGGCCGGAAATGCTACGAGCGATACGGGAGATTCAGCCCGATTGGGTTGTTGGTGAAAACGTTGCTGGAATCCTCTCGATGGTACAACCCGGCAGTGAAACTGCGTTGGGACGTGAAGAATCTCTGTTCGGAGAGGTTGACCGAGAAAGAATATTGCATCAGCAGGAATACGTCGTCGAAACAGTGTGTAACGACCTTGAACGTGAAGGATATTCCGTCCAACCGGTTGTTATTCCGGCTTGTGCCGTCGGAGCGCCGCACAGAAGGGACCGTGTCTTCTTTATTGCGAGAAGAATACAAGACAATAACAACAACATCGGGAGTGGATATACTTGTAGATTCGGAAGATTTTCCGTTTCTGAATCAATGGAAATGGAAGATAAACAATTCAGGGTATGTTTACAGAACAATCAGAGCGAAAGAAGATGGAAAGAAATGGAAGACTATCTTGATGCACAGATTGATTTGCTGTCCGAAGGAAAACGAGGAAGTGGACCATATCAACAGATGCAAAACGGACAACAGAAAGCAAAATCTTCGGATATTAGCTCATTGGGAAAATCTTCACAATCGGAAGAAAGGTTCAGGAGTAAGGAAACCGAAGGGACGGAACAAATGGCATGCGATAATCTATGTGAACAGGAAAAGGATTCACCTCGGATTTTTCGATACAAAAGAGGAGGCGATGAATGCAAGGTTGAATGCGGAGAGAAAATTGTTGTCCACCGTGCAGACGCAGGGGTTGAAGGTATGCAACGAAAATGGGAAGACAACATTCTATCCGGTAGGGCTGCTCCCGACGCCGATGTCTACCGACATACACCATGCAAAACAGGTGAAGGATTTGAAAAATGCAGGTGCAAAAACGATGGCGAGTCGAAGAAACGGAAGCAATCGTCCGAACAGCCTAATGGATTTCCACGGAATGTTACCTACACCAACGACAAGTTGCCACAATCCCGGAACGGCAAAGGACCGGAAAGACGGCAGTCCCCGGACATCAGAACTGAATCATTTGTGTGCCCGCCTGATTGGGAAAACTTCCCTACTCAATCCCCTGTTTGTAGCCGAGATGATGGGATTTCCACCAGATTGGACGGTATTGCCTTTTCAAAGTGGCGGCAGGAATCAATAAAGGCATACGGCAATGCGATTTTACCACAGGTTATATATGAAATTTTTAGAGCAATAAATATTGTAGAAAATGGAAGAATGGAAAACTATTGAAGGTTATGATGGAAGATATGAAGTCAGTAGTCATGGACGTATTAGAAGCGTCAGTATGTTTTTAGGGAATCATATATATCATGGAAAGGTTTTATCTCCCACAATAGCGACAAATGGATATTTAAAAGTTAATTTAATATTAAGAGGGAAAAAGAAGACTTGTTTGGTGCATAGGCTTGTCGCGAAAGCGTTTATAGAAAATAGAAAAAATCTACCACAAGTAAACCATAAAGATGAAATAAAAACCAATAATAATGTTGACAATCTCGAATGGTGTAGCGAATCGTATAATTGTAACTACGGTAAAAGGAATTTTTTATTGATAGAGAAAACAAGGAAGCCTGTATTGCAATTATCGGTTGATGGGAATTTGATAAACAGATTTGAAGTTTTAAATGACGCATCCCGAATCACTGGGATAAATGCCGCACATATTTGTGATGTATGTAAAGGGAAAAGGAAATTAGCTGGTGGATATGTATGGAAATACGCCACAAGTAATGTATGAGATATTCCTGGCAATAGAATCTATAGAAAAAGGCAAATAGTATGAACATCCATCAGACAGTCCCCCGCTCCGATTGCACCTCTTTCGCGAAATGTGGCAAGCATTCCCTTGCCTATTGCCGGAAGTACGGTGCATCCGAATGCGGTCTGTGCGAGATAGTGAAGCGGAAACCGAGGAACCGGGTGATGGTGGACGGTGTAGAACGCAAGGTGTGCAGCCGCTGCAAAAGACCGCTTCTACTATTCTGCTTCTATGACAGGACAATCTATCGCAACGGAAAGGTGTATCACATCAAGACATCATGGTGCAAAATGTGTGTTTCGGAAGACAATCGGAAACGTAATGAAAGGAAGAAATGAAAACAGTTAAACTTTTCAATTTAAAAGTCGGCAACCTTTTCATCCATAAAGGAACGGTGTACGAGATTATTACAAAGAGTAAGTGGACTTCCCAATGTAGGTATCTAAATGATAAATATCGCTTTGGTGGTTGGTGTCAATACTTGTATTGTGATTTTAGTAATTACACAAAAGTGGAAATTTAATATTAGCATGTGGTAAATATAAGAAAATTAAAAGTCATTGATTATGAAACAGACAGTAGAAGAAGCAGCCCGCACTCATTGGAGTGAAAGTACATATAATAAAGATGCAGAGCTTGCCTATGATGAAAGAGACAGTATAGCTATCAAGGCATTGGCAAAATCGGTTGCATTACGGGCTTTTAAGAAAGGTGCAGACTGGCAGGCAAAGCAATCTCCGTGGATAAGCGTTGAGGAACAGTTGCCAGAAGAAAATGAGAATATCATTATCATGTGCAAGCATGGCGCAATATTTAATGGCACATACTGTAATGGAGTATGGTTCTGTATGGACGGTTATATCAATGATATATACAAAGACAGTCCTATTTATACTTCAATGAGCAGTATACCTCCATTATGGGAGCCTGTGGCATGGATGCCCATCCCCTCTTTCGATGAGATACTCGAAGCCAACAAGGATGTACTGGAACGGATTAAGGAGAAAGGAGATTAAATATGAAGATATATGGAATAATTAGAACAGTCTGGAACGGAAATAGTTATTCTTCCAATCCAGACGAAGATATATTTCTTTATTTGAGTAAGGAAGAACGGGATAAGAACATGCCCAAATGCGCTAGTAATGCTGATATTGAATACAACACTTTTGAAACAGAAACGGAGGACTAAACTATGAAATCAAAACAAGTATTATCAGTCGAACAGATGATATATTTGCAGGAGCTTGGACTGAGTACAAGCGATGGAAGCATGTGTTTCGAGTGGAATGAATCAGATGCAGACAACATGGTTGTAACCTCTCCGGATGCCGATACAAATTACGACTATTATCATGAAACTTACACTTTGCAAGATATTATTCACAATCTGCCTTGCTTCATCGGCAATAAAGTGCTGACCATCCAAAAACTTGCAGATAGCTATACATGCTTATATATGGAACCTTATTCTGGGTCAATGACAAATATTACAGAAAGTAAAGAACTCATTGACGCAGCCTACGAGATGCTGTGCTGGTGTATTGAAAACGGATATGTTGAAAAGGAGGGTAAATAATGAAAGCGAGAATAAAAGAGACTGGAGAAATTATCAATATTTCTGATTACGCACGTGCCACACTTGATAAGTGTGATAGTTACGGGAGCCCTATTGAATTAAGTTTTGATGAGGTTGAAATACTTCAAGAAAGGTCTGATAATATTGATTGGGAACAGAGGCGTTACGAACTGGCGAAAGCTGCCATGCAAGGAATACTAAGCAATGAAGAAGAAGTTGGTTATGCCTGTTCCGGAGCAACATATAAAGAAAACGAGAAACATACAGTACCTAAAGCTGTTGCTCAATTTGCTATTGCTTGCGCCGATGTGCTAATTAATGAATTGAAAGGAAAATAATCATGGATATAGAAGAAGCAAAAAACAAGAAAGCGAAAGCCGAAATGGAGATAGCTCATATTTTGGAAAAACTTGAAGCCGAGACAAGCATGAATGTTAATGTTATATATCCGGTACGGCAATATGCAGAGTCGAAACTAACAGTCGAACCCGCAGAGCACATAAAAGTGAGTATAACTTTAACGCTATAAGTTATGGAACGATATAGGATTATACAAGGTCAGGGATATAACGGTTGTATCCCTATAACAGTATATTGGGTTCAGGTACGAGAAGATGGCTTATTTTCTGATAAATGGAGAAACATAAAAGGCTTTGATACATATAAAAGAGCGAAAGAATTACTTGAAATTTTGAAAGGGAAATAACCATGGAAATAAAGAACGTAGGACAACTTAGAAAAATAATTGAGAATCTTTCCGATGATTACGAAATAGAGATGCGTGTCAGACGCAAATTAACGGATGAAGAATTGAAAAATTGCAGATACCCTTATCCTTACGATACAGAGTATTTAATTCTTGAATTTGATGATATAGGTGTGTCTGACAAAGTATTATGTTTGGGTGTAACTTCTAATAGATGAACGGTATGAAAGTAAATAACGGAATAATAATAGACGGAGTGCTGCATGAAGCGGTACAAGATAATATTCATTGCGCCTCATGCTCTCTGTACGAGAAATGCGCAGAGGTGAACTACACAGCATGTATAACCGATTTGTTTAGCTGTGGCGGTTTTATCAATCGTGGCAAAGTGACAGATATTAAGATAGATAAAGAGGAGTGAACTATGACCGAAGAACTTGTGACATTAGAGACTGCGAAGCTGCTGAAAGAGAAAGGTTTCAATTGTAAGTGTGAACACATAATAGGCTGCAATAAGGTTATTACAAAATATGACCTTCCGCAAAGTATGTCGTGTTGTACGGAAATAGATGACGAACCAGTTGAATTTTTGTGTCCAGTATTGTATATCGCCCAAAAGTGGCTGCGTGAAATAAGAGGTGTGTATGTATATGTAGAACCTGTTATTGGGAAAAGATGGAAGCTTTCTTTTTGTGATTTCAATGTTCCAACAGAAGAAAGCGACTGGATGGAGAACGAAATAAACAAAGGGAATGGCTATAAAGTATATGACACCTACGAGGAAGCACTGGAAGCCGGGATACAAGAAGCGTTAAAACTTATATGAGAAGATTTATATATATACTGGTTTCTATCATTATATCATATCTAATTTGTGTACATGAGTATAATACGTGGAATTTCATTGTTGGGTTAGAGCCTTCACAAGCTTGCGAAAGATTAGCCAAATACGCTTTTTATTTCGTGATATGGTATTGGGTTGCGAAAGCTGTTGATTTGTTTAATGATTAACGAATAAAAGTATATAACTATTATGAGCAAAGGAATTTACACAAAAGAAAATGTAGGTAATGGTGTATTCATCTTTACCGTCAATAAGAATTTTGTAGGACCTAAATTTTGGGGACTGCATGAAGAAAACGAACAGGCACAATGTGTAGTTATTATCCATGATGGCAATGCTTTATTCTTCTATCCGGAAGATATGGATAATGATACCCATATTCTTCTTGATTGGGAGAAAGAGCAAACAGGAAAGATATATCCAACCACAGAAGAAGGCATGAAGGATACCGATGGAATAGGCAATACCAAAGCATTGGCTGCATCCGGAAGCGAAATTGCTGAGAAAGTCATAGCATTGGACTTATGTGGATTAAGTTGGCGCATTCCTACACTACAAGAGAGTGTCTTAGGGTATGAACATAAGGTTATGCTGAATGCAGCCTTAGCTATCTGCGGAAAACAACCAGTGAAAGATGACTGGTATTGGTGTTCTACGAGAAAAGGAAACAAACGCAATTTTATTCTCAGTTGGGGCGACGGTTTTAGATACGACAACATTCAGGACAGTGACGATTGGGTTCGCCCCGTGTCCGCTGCCTCTCTTAATTCACTTTAACCTTATAAATGATTACAACTATGGCAAAAGTATTTATAACAAAGTATGCCTTAACAGAAGGTATTAAAGAGATAGAAACAGATATTATTAGAAGTAGATTTGAAGATAGAGAATATGTAAGGGATGGTTTATGTTCTTACTTCCGTATAGGGGAAAACGCATTCACCGATAAATCCGAAGCGTTGAAAAAGGCGGAAGAAATGAAGATTAGGAAAATCGCTTCTCTTCGTAAGCAGATGGAGAAACTTGAGAAATTATCTTTTAAAGTAGAGGAGAAACAGCAATGAAGAAGATAATGTTCAATGATAAATACAGTCTAACCCAGGCTGTATTGGATGGTCGGAAGACTATGACGAGAAGGGTCTGCAAGTATGACAGACCAAATGAAACTTATGATATTGTATTCCCCGTTTTTGAACCAAATGATTACGATAATGACGGGAACATAGTATCTCCATTAAATTATGCTTTTGGTTGGAAAAACGACAAAGGAGACTTTACGGGTTGGAATATTCCAAAATATAAAGTCGGTGAAGTTGTTGCCATTGCGCAATGTTACAAAAGTTTAGGTATGAATCCCGAAATCGCACTTCATGATAAAGACGGAATAGGATTTTATACTAAAACAAAATTTGCACCCGGTTGGAAAAACAAGTTATTTGTCCGCGCTGACTTCATGCCCCATCACATCCGTATTACCAACATCAAAATCCAAAGGCTTCAAGAAATCTCTAACGAAGACTGCTTGAAAGAAGGAATAATAAAAACTATTCATAAGTCCGCTGACGGTGAATGGGGAAGATATTATTGGCATCATGGAGTTACGCGTTCCAATTGTCCTTATGGGCAATACAAGGAATATAGTAATCCATTAGAAGCTTTTGCATCCTTAATAGATTGCGTTTCTGGCAAGGGTACGTTTAAGAGTAATCCCTATGTCTTCGTTTATGAATTTGAACTGATTGATTAAAAACGAGAAAAGATATTGATTATGAAACGTGAAATAAAATTCAGAGGGAAAAGTACTGATACGGGGAAATGGATATATGGATTTCTCTCTTTTTTCTATACTGCCGGAAGGAACGAAAACGGACTTATCCTCACAGACAAGGCAAAGATATATTCTCCGGAAGACTGCCGGTGCGATGACGTATGGGCTGAAACTGTTGGGCAGTTCACCGGCTTATGTGATAAGAACGGTGAAGAAATATACGAAGGTGATATTGTTGAATGCAACGGAGATATATGCAAGGTTATGTACAGTAATCATTATGCCGGATTTGCGCTTGATAAAAAAGGTTGGCTATATCTCCACTTCTTTGGAGAAGCATTTAGTAATAAAGATTGTCTTGTTATTGGCAACATACACGATAACATTGAGTTATTGAAATAAAACAACCATGAGTAAATACATGAATTGGGAACTCTATGATAAACCGCCTGAAGGCTTCTCCATTGACAAGCATACTGGTTCTCCTTTGACCGGATACGACTTTTACACAAACGGGAAAAGCGTCTTAAACGGAGGAGTAAGAATTCTTGTAAAAGCTATGAATGTTCATGTTAACAACATAACAGACAACCATCACCCCGTGAAAAAATCTATCCCCAATAGCAAAGAACCTAAACAAGACCCGATGATTAACCGTAATGTGCGTCAACGGGTAAATGTCTTTGCACGCGAGAGGTTTAAAGTAAAGCTGCTACAAGAAATAGAATTTGATTTAATGGTGTGTCAACTCGAAGGCTGGAGCATGGAAAGCTACGTCAATGAGCTTAAGCAATTGATTGATGATGTTTATCGGAGAATGGTTAAGACAAAGAAAAGGAATATCGAGACTACCAGTAACCCAAAACTTGAATTTAAAGATGAATGAATTATATATACCTCCACAGCGATTAAACCGCAACCCTATTAACGGGCGGTTTTTGAGAGGAAGTATCCCCCATAACAAGGGGAAGAAATGGGATGATTACATCCCTTCGCATAAAAGGGAAAGTATGATTAAAGGATTAGCTTTAGGGAGAACGGGAAACCCTAATATAGCGGGCTGCAATGCAAAGAAAGTAGTAGCTATAAAGAGCGGACGGTTACAAGGTGTTTTCCAGTCCTCTAACGATGCGGAACGAAAGACTGGCATTTGCGCCCGTAATATCAGGAATTGCTGTTCCGGAAAGCGTAAACACGCTGGCGGCTATCAATGGTTTTGGGAAAGCGATAATAGTTGGTGTGAATTAATTATAAATGAATAATATAACCATGAGTAAATTAGAGCACATCGCCACAATTGATTACTGCTACTGGAGATTAAACAAGCTCAAAGAACAGCTTTCCAAGCCTAAATCGACTATGGAGCAGTTGGTTGATAAAGCCTGCGGTTATAATGAAGTAGAAGAAGTGAAAAAGGAAGCTATAACCCTTTTGGAACAGATTGTTGAAAGTAAAAAGGCTATCGGGGCGGATTATTCGGGCGATAGCAAGTTCCTTGATAAATTAAAGAACAAAGAAAACTATACAAAGTAACCCTCTTCGGCAAATCATTCATTATAGGATGGTTCAGCCATGCGGACAAGTGGTATCATAAATTTAGTATAATAAAATAATGGATATAACAGAATTAAAAATCGGTGACCGGGTGAGAATAAAACTCCCGTCACCACAAGGAGAGAGACTTTCCATACCCATGCAGGTAATAGGGCTGCTTTCTAGTTTCAACAATCCAAGCCCTAAAGATACGGTATATCTTGACTTTGAAGGAAATGAGGGAGATATATGGGAAGAAGAAGTACAAAATTTAGTGTTTTCAGACAATGAAGAGAAGTCATGAGAAAAGCAGACAGAATAATCAGAGACAGACATTCCCGCATCCCGGACAAATACAAGAAGGTTGACACTACGGTCAACGGGGATGCGAAAAGCCTTGCCGAACAACACAAGAAAGTGGAAAGAAAGCTGTTCCCTCTACGCCTTAACAAGACCACCGTTATTTACGTCACAAAAGACAAGCAAAATGAAGCATATGCAGCGAAAGCACGTAAACGGATGGGGATAGCAGAACCGAAGAAACCTTTCGTTGACCCACTTTCGGAAGAAAACATTACCAAGTTGTACAAGGAAGAAAAGATACCACCCCGCAGAATGGCAGAGATGCTGAATGTAAGTGTAAGGACGATATATCTAAGGTTGGCTAAGTATGGACTTACAAAAGTTAAATGCAGATAACATGAAAGAGAATAATATTTTAAACAAAGAGATTTATGCAGAGGCTATGATAGCAGCCTCTAAGGTTGATTTCCTTGAAAGCAAGGATGAGATTAAGATGTATGCCACTTCGTTGTATAACGCGATGATATGGGGCAGAAAAGTAAAATATTAAGTTTTTTATTTGGCGTTATAGAAAAAGGGTGTATATTTGCAGCGTTCAAACTTTATAAATCGGCAGACGGTTGTCTGTTATTATAGCAGGCATTTTTTATGCTTGTACGTTAACGCTGTACTATTATAATAATAGCGGTGTATAACCCCATGATGTTGCTGTAATGGCGCATCGACTGCCGATTTAGGAGTTTGAACAGTGGGAAGTGTACACCGCTTTAGTGTATATATACACATTGTACTATAATGCCAATAAACGTTCAAAACTATGGCACAGTTAAATGGAAATTACCTAAACGGCAAGAGTGTAGCTGTATTAGGTGCGGCAAGTCCTTCCGACATGGGACAAATCTTTTCTTATAACGGGAATAATGTAAGGATGCGCAAAATGAATGGGTATATTCTTGTATGCCTTACAGACTTTGCGAAGCCGTTTCCCGATAAAAATCTTTCTACTATTATCAATTCAAGGGAGATAACCGATTATGTAGCTCGAATGAGTGAAATAAAAAATTTTAGTTCACTTGATTTACTGAAAGTTACAAAGGGAAATCATTCAGACGGAAGAGAACAAGGCACATGGGCACACCATCGTGTTGCCATTCGTGTTGCTCAAAAGCTATCTACGGACTTTGCTATTTGGGTGGATATGAAAATAGAAGAGCTTATGACTACTGGTAGTACGTCACTTCAACCGCAATATGAAGTTCCACATTCATTCAGCGAAGCCCTGATGTTGGCAGCCAAGCAACAAAGGAAAATAGAGGAGCAACAGCAGCAGATTGAACTTAAAGAAGAGATAATTGAATCACAAGACAAGGAAATCAAGCAATCTGCGCCTAAAGTTGTGTACTACGACACACACCTGCAAAGCGTAAACACTCTTACCGCTACTCAAATAGCAAAAGAAATCGGACTGGATGCCGAGAAACTGAATAACAAACTGAAAGAGGTGGGAATACAGTTCAAACAGTCGGGGCAATGGCTTTTGAAATCTCCGTATGATAAATGGGGATTGTGTAAGACGAAAACAAAAACATTCACGCGTTCTGACTGTTCTACGGGGTCAAGCGTCTATACTGTATGGACGCAAAGAGGCAGGCGTTTTATTATAGCTTTATACGAAAATGAATGGAGTATAAAGAAAGCTGTCAAACAGATAAAGGGAGAAATGGATTCCGCCTCATAAAAAGCATAACTTTTAAAATTCATACATTATGAAAAGAGATGCAAAAACACCGTTCTATGACGTTATGTGCAATGTAAACGAAAACTGCGTTTTGGCGGTATTTTTTAATAAAATTATTGGTGAATTGGAAACTGTAAGAATATTTTCTTCACCAAGAACATTTGAGGACACTAAGAAAGAGAATAAAGATTATTCTGCTATTTTTTATCAAACTGTTCTTTGGGAATTGTGGTTTCATGGAGTTGTGGAAAGGCTTAATGAATGGAACGAAATACTTAATGAATACTTTTCCGAATACGAAGGGAAGTGGAAATTTTATGCTTGTTCAAAAAGGATTGAATCTATCAACGAATATGGAGGTGAAGAATCAGATTACAATGAGGACGGTAGCATAAGAACTTTAAACCTAACCGAAGATGATTTGAGACATCATACAGCTCTTGGTGAAATGGTGCAAGATGATTGGAGGGATATTGTGCAAGAAACTACCTGTGCCGATTTACAGTATATGATTACATGTTTAAAAGCCCATGCAAGCTTTTCATTACCCGATGCTTTTAAGGAATTTTTCGGGAAAGAAATTACTACTTATAAGCAAGATGAAAACGGTAATATGGTTCCAATGAATTTTGCGGATAAGGCTATGGATAAGGCAGTAGAGCAATATACGGCTGACGGAATGGCTATTGGCATTACATTGGTTTGCGAATTTATCCAACGCATAATCAGGGATATTAGGGCAATGGATAAGTTCAGTGACAACAGAGACAAACTTATCCAAATGCACAAGGACGTAAGAAATATCCTTGATTTTAACCTCGATAAAGTTTCCTATGTAGAGGAAATGCTCGAAGAGGAACGTAAAAGCAAATAACATCAAGCCTTGTCCGTATCTATTGCGGACAAGGCTTTTATCAAAAGACTAAACAAATATTCATCATGGAAAGAAATACAATACCTGCTAAAAAGCAATACGACCTTAGCGCAATAGACGAATTATTCAAAGACTACATATCTCCCGAAGAATTACGGGAAGAGCTTATTGAACTGGCTTTTGATTATGTGCAATACGTAGATGACGGGAATACAGATTTTGTCAAATCGAACATGAGCACCATATATGTATTGTGCTGTGCCCTACAAGAAGTAAAAGAATTAGAGACACCAAGCTAATACCCTCACCAAAACGGCAAGCGGTATAACCCAATGGAGAACCCGTTCAAATCGTTCTAAACGTTCCATTGGATAACCCGGAAAAGGCGGCAATAGTCCATGTAAAGGACATTGTCCGCCAATTCAAGCAGTTCATCTATGTAATCCCTTTTTCGCATCACGTTCAAGTTTTCTACGTTGTTGGCGGTTTATACCATTTGCTATGGCAAGACTGTTCAGCGTATCTTTCTGTTCGGGAGAAAGCATATTATATACTTTTTCCCGTGATTTGCCTGATAAAATGGCTTGTACTATTTTCCACATAAGCTACGTCTGCAATGTTCACACAAAAATTTCTTCGCTACCGGGAACATCTTCTGTCCCACATATCCGCTAAGGTACTGCGCCTCTTCTCCATACGGGTCGATGCCGAACGCCCGTGAGATATGCCGACATAGATGCCCCTTTTCATGGTCGAAAGAGTTTTGAAACTCTGCCGGGGAAGAGGTAAGGGCTATAACCATTACGGTCTGCCTGTTTCGGATATTGGAGTAAGTGATACCCGTATTCAGATTGCAGGAGCGCATGTTCTTATAGGCATTCACCAAATCCATCCCCCTGCATCCTACCCGCTGAAGGTCGGCGATGATGCGGTCGGTATAATAGCAGTCCACCGCATAATATACACGGACTTCCCAATCATAATCCGGTATGTAAAATTCCTGTATTATCATAGGCTACATCATCTGTTCCCACATGATAGGATTGCCGGAGCCTATGCAGTCGGCATAGAACCGCGTGAAAGGCATTCCATTGTAAGCGTCCACATCATCTATGTAATCCTTAATGAACAATGCGAGATGGGCTTCGTCAGTGATAGAACTTTTGTAGTAATCCGACTTCGCCATGTTTGCCACGTAAACGCTGTCGTACCCTGCATCCTTCTCCAGGTTTATACTGTACTTTTTAAGAAGTTCCTCTACCTGCTCTTTGCTGATTGGTTCAAGTTTTTCCTCCTTGCCCGTAGATTTGTTTTCCATCTTCATGCGGGAAACAGCCCATAGGCACATCTTCTTGCTGAAATGCCATCCGTACTGGCTGAGATAGTCAGCCATTGCAGGCGTTATTCTGTCGTATGTATCTAATCTTTGTTTCATATTTTCCTGATTTTAAGTGATTGGCAAAAGAGGGGAATAATCCCCTCTCCATTACATGAACTCTCCGTTGGCGCGTCTGCGTCTGCGTTCGCCCATATCATCACCGTAAGGCTGTGAATCGCGGCGTTCGCTGTAAACCGGATATTCCGGGAAGTAACCCGGCATACGGCGTTCGCCCATATCTGAGCCGCCGCTATAGCTTCCACCGCGTGAACCACCGCTGTTACGATAGCCCATTTCACCGCCCTGCATCTCACGCATGGCTTTCTCGTAACCATAACGGCAACCCTCTCTATAGGCTTCTTCCATAGGATTACCGCCTCTCATACCGAAGTCACGGTCATATTCTCCGCGTCCTTCTTCCAATATTTCCCACATTCCCATATTATTTCTTTGTTTTAGATGTTTCAGCAACTCCGAGCTGTTCCATAAGCCGTTTGTTCAAATCCATAAGGTCGGACATGTTCTTGCTCATTTCTGCCATTTGCCCTTTCAGAGATGATATTTCCTGTTCCTGACGTTGTTTCTCTGCAAATTCAGGGTTCAAGAGCGTCAGCATCTTGTCACATCCCGCAATGACGGAATTGTGGAAGTCCATGCTATTGATAATGTCTATGCTTTTCTGTTTCATAGAAGCGACCTCGTTGTTCATCGCATCACGAGAGCATGACACTACGATATTGCCGTTCTGTCCGAAGTCGGCTATATCCATGCCGGCAGGTAGATTTTGGAAAGTCGTGTTCTGCCCGTTGATACAGACAACGACGTCCACAACCATTTCCATTTGGGGCAACTGTCCCATAGGGGGTGCCATAGGATATTTCGGCTTGGGAGCGGAAACGCTGACTACCGGACCGTATTCGATAAACGGGTTAGCATCCTTATGAAGTATATACAACTGGTTATTGGTACGAAGTGATTGAAACATATTGGTTTGATTTTAAAGGGGAGTGGCTATTTCCATTTTGGAAACAACCACAAAGCCCCATGTTAACTACTTGCTCTTTTGAGCGGTTGCTTCTGCTGTCGGAGTCGGTGTCGATGCGGTTGTCGGACGATACCCACCGTTAACAAGGAACAGTTCGTTGGTGTACTTGTTATAGTGGATTTCGTAGATACCCGTTCCGGCAAGGTTGCCGACAGTCACCGGCTCATTGTTGTAAGCCAGCAACGGTCTTGTATCCCCATTAGTCCCTATCAGTATCGGGAGTGTAGCAGTCGTGCCGGCTGGTATTGCCTGGCGGAGACTGACATAGAAACCGCCTACATAGCTTCTGTTACGGAACGCATGGTTAGGAAGTTCCAAAGTCACGTTCTCCGTGCCGACCGTTACGGCTACCGTAGGAAGGGTATTGAAATTAGCCCTTCCAATAGTAGGGAACGGGAAAGGAAATCCTGTAAAAAAGTTAGGCCACATAATTACCCCCTTTCTTACCGGAATTAACCCCAGTAGTTGTTACAACCACAACCGCCACGCCCATACATTGCATCACCGGCATAAGCACCGAAAGCCGCAGCACGGAAACAATCTGTGTTGATGGCTTGAATATTAGGGTAAACAACCGGAACGGTGTTAGGCATCTTGCATTTTATTCCATCGACATCGGACTGCAATGCCTGCAAGCCTGCTGCCAAAGGAGCAATCTGTTGTCCTACTGAATTCAGGATAGTAGCATTTTGGTTACGTTGGGAGATTTCAGCAGTCAAAGTGGCTTTTTCTGCTGTAAGAGCCGCAATCTTGTCCTGCAATGCCTGGTTCTGCATAGCGTCCAACTTCGCAAGGATAGCATTGGTATTGGCGGTCGCACCGTCACGCAATGAAAGGGCATTCTGATTGGCTGTGTTGACAAGCGCGTTGGTCTGATTGCACATTGCAAGCTGGTTTTCATAACCCATTGTGGTAATGGCGTTCTGAGTCCTGCAGCAGCAATCTGCAATCTGAGTAAGAACAGCTTGATTTCCGGACTGGAATGCGTTGATGATTTGCTGGCTTGACATGCCCACCTGATTGCCCACATTGGCGATAAGTCCCTGGATGTTGCACAGGGCGCTCTGTAACTGTTGGGTAGAGCAGTTCAAAGAAGAAGCAAGCTGGTTGATGGCATTGCCATTGCCCTGAATGGCTGACATCAGGTATTCACGACCGACATCACCGTTAAGCTCGGCAGGCAGACCGCCACCATTGCCAAAGCGGTTGCCAAAGCCGTTGCCGCCCCAACAGAACCACAAAAGGATAATCCAAATGAACCACCACGAGCCGCCCCATTGGTCTTGGCTGCCACGTCCCTGGTTCAGTAAAGCGAGAAGTCCGGGGTCTACACCCTTGCTTCCCATCAAGTTGGGCAACATAGCCATGATGTCAAATTTGCTTCCGCCACCATTTCCGTTGTTCCCGTCTTGGTTGAAGACATACGTTCTTTCCATAGAGATTTATATTTTGTATTACGGTCAAAATCAACCGCATCACAAAAGTATAAATACCGATACTGCCATGAAATCAGTTGTTTCCCAACGCTTTCCTAATGTTTTCCCAATATATTCTCAACATTTTCCCGCCTTTCATACGTTCCTGGAAATTGGAAATCATGTAGTTTATCGCGCGTTTGGTTTTGTGGATTTTAGGAGCTATCTGCGAAGGGTACATTCCCCTTTCAACAAGCAACTGTACAAGCAGATAGCGGGCGTCTACGGTTTCCGTATCCTTATCCGAAGATAGTATTCGGCTGGCGGTAATTTCGGTCTCCTGCGCCACGAGATTAATTGTTTCGGCAAAGATTTCTGATTTACACATAGTTTTTCTGAATTTTATATTTATCTTTGCCTTGCCACATAAAACATGAGATTAAATGAACAAAGCATAAGATAATGCGTTGAAGATATTAAAGCCTCCAACGTGCATTGTCTTATGCTTATCATGTTTTTATGTGGCAATATTAACGTGAAACGTTGGGGGCTTTCTTTTTACTCTAAGCCCCCGAAAGAGTGTCAGCTACAAGACAACTTCTACATCGTTAATTTCTTTCTTATCTTTATGGTGAGCCAAACAATTACGAACAAAACACATGTCAGATTTATCGAAATACTTACACCACCGTAATTGATTTTAAATTTTTCCCACCATGACAGTTCCCTCTCTACCGGATAAGGCTTGGGCACTTCAATCATTCTTATCTTTTCGATAAAATACGGCATTTTGACCGTTACCGTAGCATGAGGATAAATACCCAATGAATGATTCAATATCCCGTTGCTAAATGAAGCATAGCTGTAGGCATACGGATTGCGAAGGAATGACGTTGTATCGGCAACAGATACGCTGTCCTTGTACGGTATCAGCTTCTCTTGAAATGTAGTATCATGGAAAACCACACTGTCAAGAACCTTTGTCTCAACCGGCATATAAACAGTCCTCGTCCTACAGGAATACACCGTCAATACAAGAAATACTATATACACTAACTTCTTCATAACTTCAACAGATAATGATTAACAACCATGCCTGCACATATTGCGGCAACTCCATACAGCAAGTCTATTTTGTTCCACTTGCCGTTATAGTAGTGGCAACGGTCGCTGTTCTCCTTGATAAAGAGCATCAGCAGTGCAGTGCTGCCACCGAATACTATGGCGGTGGATAGATAGACCACCGCACCTAAGATGTTATTTTTCATACCATAAATAATTAGTAAAACACTATACCGTAGCTCCATTGGCATCTACCCATGAAGAACCGTTCCACCATATAGGTTTACGCAGGGTCACATCAAAAAATTGAAAACCATTATCTGCATTGCCAGGACGTTGTGAAGTAACTCCTACATTTAAATATGGAATTGCGAGAAAATCAGTAAGCGGACTTTTTAAATTCCCACTCGTTGAGACCAAGACTCCCTGATTGTAAAAGAAATGCGGGTATAAAGTTTTGTCCGGTATATCGTCCTTTACAGGTTTCCACAGCAATACCGATGTCTTCATGCTCGACCAGGTAGAATCATGTTCACCGATTAGCGCACAGTCTGAAAAATCCTGAAACGATAAGGTTTCAACGTCATTAACCGAACTGAATCCAACAACAACTTCTTTTTTCCCGTTAGGTGACTCCCTGTATACCTCAAACCCATAGTTCTTACCTGGGTTTATATAGAAATATGGCGTTTTCTCTTTATCACTATCAGTAATATCTATATTAAGAACACGTTTGGCAATAGGTATATTTTCTCCACACAACAGATATATTGTATATTTATAACTTCCATTTTCCCTATTATTAATAATATTACCGATATTCCTTAATTCAATATTTCCTTTGTTAAAAGCGTCCATAACATACTGACGCATTCCTAATGTAGTCGTTCTATTATAATTATAATAACAGGCTTTATACCAATTTGTATCAACCAATGTTCCTCCTATTCTACAGTTGAGAAATACGCAATTCATATCCACAATATCAGTATTATTCAAAAACTCAGGCATTGTCATATCTCCGGCTTTATCCCATAACCCTCTAAAATAACAACCAATATATGTTACGCCTTGATTTTCACTTAATATCCTGCTATTCATATAAAAATAACAGCCTATAAAGTTGGCTTGAATGAGACCTCCACCACCTTCAATTGTAACTCCGCTGGCTTCCCAGTGACAGCCGGTAAAATTAGCTTTGATTTTTTGAGTTAATGTTATATTGCTTTGTATGCAATTAATGAAGTTAGTATACAGTCCTTCTCTGAATGTACCTAACTTATAATCAAAAGTCCTTTTTTCGTTATACCCTCTGAATTCATTTACCGAATTAAATATCCAAGCATCTCCCGCTAACTCTTGTCCCTCATTCATTTTGGATATAGTACCGTCTCTTAACACCACATTTATAGCATCAAGCCGGTATGTTACATCTGAATAGGTGTCCTCCCATGAATAATAAATGACATTATGCCAACGCATGACATCAATATATCTATCAGCCAATGCCAGTATATAAGGAACCCGCCTTATATTCATATTATCCAAATGTACAGGAACCCCACTGATTATGACAGGAATTTGCCAATTACGGTATTTCGTATCGCTGCCTTTAGACATGATAAATCCTTCTTTGATTGAAAGCCCGATAGAAGAGTATGCCGATCTCCAATCATTTATTCCATCATTCATGTTTATGACAATATGGAAATCTATGAAAGAAGACATATTCATGTCAATCGACAATTCATTCAAAATCTTTGCATCTATGTCTTTGGTAAACAGATAAGTCTTCTTATTGGAACATCTTATACTGCGACATATCCGCACGATTGCATTAAATGCATCAGAGCTGTCTGTTTTACCGTCATTGGACGCGCCAAACCATTCCGGCATTAAGTATTTGTTTTCTACATTCCCTTTGATATTCAACGCATTTAAAAAACGCCCCCCATTAAATTTTAGAATACACCCTTCAGGAATGCTTATCTCAGCGCCATCCAAATCAAAATCATACCTGATTTCATATATAGTATCAGGCTGATTTATCATTTCCTGGGTAAGAATATTCTTTCCACCAACAATATTCCTACGCAATATCTTATACCCCTTGCCGCTGAATCTGTCAGGACTAAAAGCACGGTCGGCAAATTTTAAAACACTTAAGCTTTCCCCTTTGTCTACAGACACAAGGTCTTCGTCGTCCGCAAGATTGTTTATTGTACCGCCACCACTTCCGTTAATGAACTGCTTGGTCGATTCAGACAGCATATCAGGAGTAACACGCTGGGAACTGAAATTTGAAATTGCATCACTTTCCGCATCCTTTATTTTGTCGATGGCTTCATCTCGAATATCGGTCAATTTATCTTCATTTGATTTCCAGTTCTCGATATTTTCAAATACTCCACCTGCAAATTCCCATGTCTCCACAAGTCCGCTATTGTTCAAGAATGACACTTTTAGCCCGGCTGTTCTTATATCTTCCGGAGCTTGAACAATAGCACCTTCTAATGTATATCTATTACTGCCATCAATCCCGGATGAAGGATGATGAATGGAAACATTATACTCGGTTATATAGCTCATATATCCACCTTTTCCGGAACTAATGAAACTCTTTAGGGCGTTAGGGGTGATAGAACCGTTTTCTCTGTCTTCTTGAAATGGAAACTGCTCATTACCCGTCAAAACGTCTCTTTTGGGGAGTTGTCCAATTTGTTGTCCTTTTTCTGTTTTCTCTTCCATACTACTATTTATTTTTACTTGTAAGCAATATCGGCTCTTCGTTAGCCAACAATAACGGAGTGCCATCCGACAATAATAAATACCCTTCGTCAGGAAATGGATGCGGCTTATTTCCGCCAGCACCGGGAAGCCCTATGGTAAGTATGCTGATTACGGGAATGCCGATTATAGGAATGCTGATGTAAGGGATAGTGATTGGTTTCATAAGGCTATTCCTCTTTAATCATTTTCGCTTCTGACACTTTCGTAGCACTTCTTATTGTAATTTCCATACCTGCCGCTATGCCAATAAGACGAAATATCACATTGGAAGGACCTAAGGCTTGATTGGCATTTGGGGAAAGCGGGATAGGATTCATGCCCCCGATATTGGCAAATACAGTCACCATTCCGCCCTTGTTCTTTATCTGTATGGTAACGGGATTACCGTCACTGACAAACGTTGCGTAATACGCTGTTTTGCCTTCTTCTTGTTGAAATGATAAAACTTCTGCTGCCATGATGTTTACTTTTTAGAGTTATTCAAATAGTTCACAATTCCCTGCACATGCAAGTCCACTATTGCCCGTTTGCCCTCTTCCGATAATAAGAAGCCAACATCTTCCTTATTGTCTTGAAATAGGTTCTCTGTAAGGACTGCCGGGCACTTCGTGTGCTTCAAGATGTAGAACCCGCTTTCCTTATCAGGGTCGCCATCCGTCATATCCTTGCGTATCTTCATACCCGGCAAAAGTCGTTCGGCTGCCGCATATAAGCTGTCAGCTAATTTATCGGCTTTCGTCTGACCTGCCGAAGTCCACGCTTCCCAACCACGTGCCTGCATCCATTCAGAGCCGCTTCCCGCTGCATTACAGTGGATAGATACGAGGATTGTGTCACTTGCCTTGTATTCGTTCGCCCTACGGCAACGCTCCGATAGGGGAACGTCTATTTCCTCTTTGACGATACGTTCTGCGTCAATGCCTTTCTTTCGCAGCTCCGCTTCCAATCGTATGGCAATCTCACGGGTATACGCATACTCTTTCAATCTTCCGTCCGGTGAACACTTGCCCGAAGTGTTACTTCCGTGTCCGTTATCAATCAATACTTTCATTCTGCGCGTCCTCTTTGAAATATTTGTCATAAACCACGCGAGCCACCCATCCGGCAACAACACCGACACCGAATGATGCAACAGTAGTCAGGTTCACCCAAAACGGGGTGTAGTGCATGTACAGCATAACTCCCACGATGATAGCGATAACAATCGCTGCGATAATCAGTTTCTTTTTCATTTTGTTACTCCTTATCTTTAGTTATTATTTCACTCATATCTTCTTTCTCGACATCGAGCACTTTCTTTCCGAATAATCCCAACGCTTTCAGTAAATTGAAATTATATCCCTTTGGCTTCAAGATATTACTTATGATAGAGCAGAACTCTATGAAGCAGACAAACAAGCATGAATACACATCAATATTCCATTTATTGCCGGAAGCAATATTTATCATCACCACCATACAAACAAAGGCAAAGTATGTCACCATTTTACCCATAGTACGGCGCACGGCACCGGAAAAGCGTACTTCTTCACCCAATAGCAGGCATTTCCTTATCCCGAACATCAAATCGCATACAACGACTGAAAATGTCACTATCAGCCACGGTATCATATGTTCCAATGACTGCATAATAAAGCTACTCGCTATTACTGAAAATCCCCCAGGTATGCTTTGGGTAATAATGTTATTCTTCATCTTATCGTTATTTGTCAATTATTCCTATCTTTGTGTCTCTTATCAAATAAGCGAACTACTGTCATTCCGTTTTGCTCGTGAGAGTAGGACGGGATTTTCATATCTTGCCGTAGTATCTGAACCATGCACCCCATTTGCGTTCTTTCAAATAGTTAGGGTTGTCTTGGTTGAGTTTGGCTTCCATTTCAAATGCGCTCGCACGGTAAGCGTTTTTATTGGCCTTACCGTCCCCAATCTTGTTGTCTGTAAACAGGTGGTACACGAAGCTTACAAACCATTCTGCCAAATAAAGAATGTAGTAGAATAGCGAGATAAGTAACAGCCACCATGCACTGACATTGAAAGCCAACAATACGGACGGGATAGCCGCTATCTCCATGCACTCGAAGAACTGTTTCTGATGTGTACGCTCATGGCGTTCTATCTCGGCGGTTATCTCTTTCAGAATGGATAAGATAAAGCCGAAGAACATTATCGTTGTGTAGTTACCAAACAAAATCATTTTGGCGAGCCAGTTGTCTAAGTAGATTGTTTTCATATCAAATAGCATTAAATATTAATAGCACTGTGAAATACTTTGTCCAGTTTATACAATTAAATCCATTTTCAACTGTTACATCTTCAAATACAATTTGGGGATTACCAGCCCCATTGTCAACATGAGCCGATAAACATCTAACGTCTATATCACCGTCATTATAAACATTATAGTCCATTATTTCTGCATTTAAATTATACCATTCTATGTGGCGTGCAGGAATGATAGTCGGAGGGCCTTCTCTTTCAAGAGTTATTCCATCATTATCACTAAAGTTGGCAATCAAAATCCTACTTGTATAGGTTTGATTTACAAAATCAGATGCAATGGTAATCTCCTTTAGTAAATTTGCTACTCCACCACCCAAGATTTCAGTACTACCCACAAACAGCCCAGCTCCAGCCGAACCAACTCTAAGATTACTATTTTCGTTACTCATAATTGTTGTTTTAATCGGTTACACAATATGCTGTATTGGCATCCTTAGAGCCAATAGCACCGTACTCGGCAGCGGTTTTCTTGGTGAGGGTGGTGAGGTTGTCGGAAACGAGTATATCTTTTACTACGAAAAAATTTGTAGCATTTGAATTCAATGCAATAAAAATTCTTTTTGTAACTAAGCTAATATTATTTGCATCGGCAATAGAAGTATGAGTATAAATAAACGAAAGTTCATAAGCTCCATTATCGGGATTGCAATATGTGTGACTCGTACTTACTTTAAAGATTTCTTTTTCTGTAATTTTTAGGAATAAAATATTATCACTTAATAATCTCTGTATAATATTTTTAAAATTATCAATGCTTCCAAATACAAGATTTATTTTTGATTCGGCTTCTCCTGCTTTAACTTCTTGATTTGAAATTAACTGTTGGCGAGCTTCATCTGTAATCGTAAGCATAATGTGTTTATCATCCACATACTTCTTCGTTGCAGGCTGGTAATCGCCCGTAGGGGTGAATGATGAAGTGTTGGTCTTGGTGAGGACGTCGGATTTTTCAGGAACTTCCGCCCAATTCCCATTCTTACGACCGTATGCCTTGCCATCAGTTGGCGCTTCGTCTATACCGCCAATCTTCCCCTGGCTTACCCATTCACCGTTCACCCATGCGTAGTAATCATAAGGGGCTTCCGTACCTACAGCCATGAACCCGTCAACTGCCGAACCATCGGGAACAGCGGATTTCAAGGCTTCAAGGGTGGCGTATTCGCCGGCTACCTTAAATGACTTCCCAGGTTCTCCTTGTATACCTGGCTCGCCTTGTTCTCCTTTCAAAAATTCTAAAGGATAATTGACCACAGAAGCTTCACTGTTGCTTCCTGAAGGTTTAAATGCAGGCAATGATGTTACATCATCCGCTTTGTCCGCATTCGGTACTTCATTAACCCCTATGGAGTTAGCCATAAGACGGGCAACTATTTCTTGATAATCCTGTTCTGTCCAAGCCATAACGCAAATTATTTATTTAGTATTTCGACAGAGTCATTGATTGCATTGTCAAATATCTGTTTCATTTCTTCTGTCGTCAATTCATTATTCTCCCTAAAAGAAAGTCCTAAAACACCATTGGCGGAAACATTGTAGAACCCCACAATAGTATCTCCCTTTACTATATTGGCTGTCATAGCACTAACTTTTTCAGATTTGTCTACAGATATGTTGTATTTGATACGTATGTCATCAGAAACTCTTGTTGTTCCTTTTTTATTAACATTTGTAATTTCCATTATTTCCCCTCAATTAAATTAATTACTTGTACATAGCCGCCGGGATTAAGGGAGGTAACTGCCTCTTTAATCATGGCTGCTTCTTCGATATTTATCTCCATTTCTTCCATAGATTTGTAAACACGTATGCTTAAGTCGTACGCCATAACTTTTTCTTCCGGCTTAGCATTTGCTTTCCTTTCAAGCCATTTCCCACTAAATAACAATGCGGAAACTACATTTTTAATTAATTGCGGAGCGCCATTATCTTCTATAATAACTTCTCCTTTGTAGTTTTTGAAGGGTTGATTAAAATTGATTTTCATATATTTGTATAGTTAAAGTGTTTAATAATATCTATCTACAGAGCCATCGGAGTTGTAGAAAGTCAACCCTTTTGCTGATAGTTTACAATAAGGCGATGTAAGTCTTACAAAATCTCTTAATATTATATATCCACCGTAAGTGTTGGATACTGTTTCAGTCCCTATCTCAACAGTAGTATCTACTCCTGAATTGACACGAAATCCATAACTGTCTATCTTCATTACAGCTCTCCCGTCAATCAATCCAGCTTCTAAAGCATTTACTTTTATAAAATTAGAATTTAAGTATCCGCCAACGATTATAGTGCTTCCTAATTGAGATGCCTCAACTGCATCTTTGTATGCAAGTCCGCCAAGAGAGGACGATGAAACTTTCTCATTAATAGTGCTTTGTAAGGAACTATTCAAAGAGTCAAATGTAACAGCTCCGGATATATCTATTTTTTCTGCTTTAATCTTAATTCCTTCATCTCCTAAATTTATAGCAGCTATAACTCCATTTTTAGGAGTATATGCCTCTAAATTGATTTTATTGGCATTTATAACTATTCCTTCATCACTGACATTTATGGAATTAATGATGTCGTCCTTTTTAACAAATAATGAGATTTCATCATTTATTCCGTCAATTTTAATACCCAACTCTTTTACGCTGTCTCCGATTTCGGAAACAGACAACTCAATACTATCAGCCCGCTGCTCAATCTGTGAGAACCTTTGATTGTTGCTTTCCGAGAGTTCCTTTACTTCCAGCCTGATACTTTCCGCTGTCTGCTTTATTTCAGAACTCAATTTTGTATATAAATCCTCGAATGCGTTTTCGGCAAGAGCCAGCGAATGTATGTATATATCCCCCGTAAATTTCAACTCAAAGTCTCCCGTTCCGTCCCATGTGCCGGAATACTCTTTCATTGCGTATTCCTCACCCGGTTCAATACGTTCGGTGAAATGCAGGTTCTGACCGGGAAATCCTATTGTCAGCGTTCCGGCTGTAGCTACCCTATACCGGAAAGAGATAAAGAACTTTCCCGGTTCTTCCCCTTCCTCATAGGTCGGTTTATTGGCTAAATCAGCATTTGACTGTTTAATTCCGGAAGAAAGAATACGAAGCACGTTTCTATCCCCGTCTCTGATAACGGCAGCCATAGCATCCTTACGGGAATAGAACTCCCCATTCACTAATAAGAACTTTCCGTTTACAGTAAAGAAGCGAACATCGTTCTTTGTCTCCCAACCGTTCGTATTGCTTGCAAATGCCGCATTGTACAAGTAATTATCCTCCGCCTGCACCTCGTCAAGCACTTTGGAAATTTCAGAGTAAATCAAATCTTCCAATATCTTGAACTGGGTCATAATGTTTATTCCCGTTTTCAAGATAAAGTCTCCCATGAACTTGTTGCCTTGCGGACTGATAACCGTCACTTCCTTACCTGCTAAAGAATAAGAATCTATCCCGGCATACTGGTGGATACTCGGCGCATCATCACCATACACAGATAGGGTGATTGCGTTCTGACGCTTCTTGTCTGTTCTGTTACCGAGCTGTACAAGGCTATCGCCTTCCTGTGGTATGTCGCTGTTTGCGTCACAATCTGTCTTACTAAGGTCTATGTAATCCTCGCCAACACCTACACATAAGCGCCAATAATAACGGTTGGAAACATTCTCGTAAATACCCGGTTTGATGTTGAAGTCTTGAAACCGTACCTGGTCGCCTTCTTTGAACGGGTTCTCAATAGCCGTTTCTCCATCATCCACCAAAAGATAGCAACGCCAAAAGTCTCCGTGTTCTTCTACTTTTCCACATTTCATTCCGGCAGCGGTGAACATGTAGTTTCCGCCTGCATAAGAAAGCTTCTTTATCTCCAGTTCGGAGAACATCGCTTTGATACGCACAAAGAGTTCGTCCACTTCAATGTAGGATTTACCCGTCTTGCTGTCTACTTTAATAACAAAGCCTTCACCGAGAGCACCGGAAGAAAAGTTCATGGACTGGATGTAGTCTGAAAACAATCCACCTAAGAACTTTATTAAATAGCTGGTTTGGTCAGGTTTGGTTTTATTCAAAAACAGCTTTTCTCCAAAGGCTTTAATGATTGATTCCACTTGTTGGGTAGTTAATCCTCCACTGCCTTGCCCGCCTACTATTGAATCTATCTGATTCTGTATCTTTTCTAAAGTTCCTATCGCTTTGTCATTGCGAAGGGTAATATCATACGTTGGAATGAGAGCGTCTCCTTCCTTTATTGTAAGGCTGTCAATAATAATGCTCCCGTTGATGTTTAAGTCTTCATCCTCGAACAACATTAAATCACCTTCCTTTATACTATCATGTAGTTCCGGGTGACGCGCCATAAATATTTCATCTACTTTAGGCTCGTAAGTATATCTTACATAATCATTTTTTGCAAGATATTCTTTGGAAGCTGTTAGCAATCTTTGGGAAGCAGCTTTTATATACACATCCGGCATATCAATACCCAAAAGCACAAATTTATCTCCGGCTTTGATAGTAAAATCCTTATATGGGAAATAAAGATTCAAACCTTCATCATAGACTCTGTTGCATGTCAAGACCCACATATTACCTTGTTTTACGGGCTTGTCTGCATCTCCAAGTATTTCAAATTCACGTCCACCACACATTCCGCTTTTCATGGATATGGTGGCGGTTTCCCCTGTTAGATAATCGTTTATGTCAAATCCAATGTCTTTGAGATATATTTTGAACGGTGGGATGGTTTCCCCTTCTTCAAAGTAACCATCATCCGCGATTGGCGTATTATCCTTATTCACCGAATCGGAAGCGATTTCATCCAACGCTCCGGTAGCATTTACGATTATTCCCGCGTCTTTCAACTGCTGTGCCGTCATTCCTTCCATAGACGGATATATTTCCGGTAAAGAAGTATCGCTCCCGTCAAAGAAAACCGAACCTTCCCGAACTCCGATAATATCTATGTTTTTACTATCAAGGTATGGGTCAAGTGCCTTTTCCGGAAAATCAGGAAGCATCAAGTTTTTAACAGCCATATTATTGGGAACTAATGCTCCAGAAGGTCTTTTGTACTTTCTTGGAACATTGTCCGTCTCAATGCCTTTTTCTATCCGCATCTTTGCGCCTATGCGGACGTTGTCCTTGTCGGCTTCGCTATTCAACAAAACGTAGCATTTCCCAAGAAAGCTACCTCTTCTCATTTTATAAGAGTGCCCATTGATTGTCACGTCATACAATGCTGTGTCAGATAGGAATTTCATGTAAAAAGGAAGAGTCACAACAGCACCGTCTATCAAATGTGTATTAGGGTCATATCCGTAAGATACATCCTCGATGGGAGCTTCGACAATAGGACTTCCATATGTTGTATAATAGTTGTACGGCAAGTTTTTGGTACCACCATATGCTCTTAGGCGGGTAATTATCTTCTGTGACGAATCCGCGGTTTTTTGTATGGAGTACAGCCCTTTGCCCTTTCCATACCCGAACATGTTTCCTACTGCAATTCCGGCAGTGCCTATTGTTATCGTTCGCTCCTTTATGATAAAGTTTGCCTTAAACTCGCTATTTACCAAAGCGAGTGCGTCCCAAACGTTTATACTGCTTATTGATATGGATTTGTTAGCCTCATTAACATATTCCGGATGTACTGTAACTGTCCATTTTTGTTCTCCTTTATAGATACGGTCAAGGTTCACCTGTATTCTTTCTGCGAGAGCATTTATGCTTTCAGCGTAAAAATTGAATGTAGGCAGGGAAGAGTAGTGAATTAAGTTATCCTCTTTTACATAGTCCAGGAATTCGCATCTTGTCAGTTCATCTGCGAGAGAGTTGAAAACTACGTTCTCATATTTGAAAGCCTCTCCGTATGTATTTTTGGAGGCTTGCTTCAATTCAGTAGGGTCGTAGTTTATTTCAAATCTTTCTCCGCGATATATCAGATAGTCTCCGACTGTAAAATCAATCGGAGTGGGGGACGTAACGGTAATGTTAACGGAACAAGCTCCCATGAACTCCCCGTTATACTCTAACTTGTTAGCGACACATCGTTGCGTCTGCCCGTCTTTGCTGTATATTATAAACCGTCCCATTATGCCGTAAGAATAATTTGTGTTTTAGGGTCGGTTACCCGAAATGTAATGTTGAAAGTTACGACATCCCCCTCATCTGTCTTGCGGACAAAAAGGTCGGGTTTTATAGATTTAAAATAAACCCCCTGCCTGCCTATTTGGGTATAGGTGTCATAAACCTTTAATTCTGTTCCGTAACCGTCTTTTCCTATCAGATAGTCCAGGAAGGCGACAATCTTTTCATTGGCTGTTCCCATATCACCTTTATAGGCAAACTCTACTTCTATATCATAGGCTTGCACGTAGAGTTCTTCGGGGAAAAAGGTGTCTTCTCCGTCTTGGTCTATCCAGTCCCTTTTGGGTAAATCCTTAATATCTCCATATACAGTAAAAGGGAAGTCCTTGCACACAATCCCCCATTGGGATTTGGTGTCAATAACAGGACTCCCCAGCTTACTTTTCTGAAAATAGATACTGTAAGGCTTTGCCATGTGTTATTTTGAGTTTGTGTTGTAAAAACAAAAAGAGCCAATCAACGGCATGCCCGTTAATCAGCTCTTTGGCTTGTTATATCAATACTGCAAATATATGGTGTATTTTCTAAATAATCAAGTAAAAGGTTAGAAAATTGATATAGTTATCCGGCTTACATTATATTTGCAATGAATACTACCTTTCGGGTGACACGATTTTCATGTAGGGGTTCTTTACCCGCTTCTCTTTGAGCTTCCTTTCAAGTTTTTCCATCCTTTCGTACATCAGTTCAATATCTTCGGATAAGTGCAATAATTGAAGTTTGAGGAGCTTGTTCTCTTTCTGCAAGTTATATATCTTTTCTTCCATGATGAATATTTGTTTTAGTCGTTTTTCTGCCATCTGCCCGCCAGCCGTATTGCTGACGGGGTATCATAACGTGATTTCGCTGGTCGAACCTCAACGTGCATCTATGCTTGTTTACGTGGCAATATGTTTTTGGGTATAGTTGTGGCTGTCGGGCATTGGAACCGACTGCCGGATGATTAAAATAGCGTGATTAGTATTTTTTCATGCAGCTAACGAATAAGGCTATGATAGATATAAGGACGCCTACAATGGCAAATATCAAATTCCAATTGATAGGATTGTGTAAGTTGGGGTTAACGGCAAGATAGTGCTTACCCTCTTCGGTGAGTTTGACATTCCATACATGACCGCCAACTACATAATTAGCCTTCACCAATCCTTTTCTTTCAATGGAACGGATGGAAGCAGTAAATACATGCTGTGGATATGTTGCCGGGCATTTCCCGCCAAACTCCGCAACAATCCGGAATGCTTGTTTCTCTTCCTTTGTTAATTTAATCCGTTCCATAACCTACTCGTTTTCTGCAAATTTACTAAATACTACGCAAATATGTGTTGTTGTGCTATACTATTTTATAGGCGAAATCTTTCTGTCAGAAGGCTTTCCGCCAAATAGATGGTTGATATAAGCAAGACCTTTGGGCTTGCAAAACACCTTTTGGCATAATATGTCTGGGTGGTTGTCTCTGCGTATTGGCGGCAACAGCGTCATTTCAAAGTAGCCTGCATCAATGTACTTTTGTTTCGGCTCGTTCCTGTCTTTGAAGAATATGCCCGCATCCCTTAGCTTCCCGAAAAGGGTGTTCCTCCCAAAACCGAGATTGAGTATCTTTGCGGCTTGACCTATGTCTACTTTGCCCTCTGCTTTGAAGGCGGCTTCGGCGAAGTCGGCTTTGGGCTGGAGTTTGGTAATCTTTGCATCTTTCTGCTCAATTTGCTTTTGTTGCTGTTCTGCTTCAATACGTAGTTGTTCCTTTTCCTTTTCAGAAGCTACTAACGCTTCCAGTGCCTCAAGATAAGTTTGTGGAGTCTTGATAACTTTTTTCTCATTTTCGAGGTATTCTAAACGGTTGATTATTCTTTCACGCAGAACCGCATCATAACCTGATGCAAGAATAAGACAACCTTTAGGGGTGAGATTAAAAAGAGGTCTTTTTTGACCGTTAGCGTCTGTGTATGACCCCAATCCAAAATTGGATGCGGATACACCTTGTGATAAGAGGCTGCGAATGTCACGCATTACATGGGCATGTTGTTTACCCGTAACCTCTGCAATTTCAAGGGAGGTCATACCTTTTTGATTTGGAATTAAGCTTTCCATACTTACTATTGTTTGGCGTTGTAATTATAGACAGAAAAACGGCTGTCATTTCCCGTGTCGCCAAACAATAGTAAGATTTTCTCCGAAGAGGAAATATTACGCAGGAAAAACAGCCGTGTATTTTTATACAAGCAATTGGGCATAAAAAACAGCCCAACTAATATAGTGAGCGATAACCGTGCTCTACGGAGAAAGAATACTTTACTATTGTTTGGCATCACAAAGATAGTGATAACCTTTGAAAGTGCAAATTTCTTATTAGAAAATCAATTACTTTCGTTTATTTTCTAAGTTTTTTGTGCGAATATATAGAAAATTGACTATATATCCAAAAGGGAGAGCGTAGTAATATCCAAACATGCTTTATAACATATAACAAAAAAGGTAAAAAACTGTATATAATATATTGCTCTCCAATACAAAGTTGTTAACTTTGCCGCACATTAATTAACATATTCAATGCTATTATGAAAAAAGTTTTATTTTTACTGGCAATGCTGCCAATGTTTGTTTTTAGTGCGTGTTCGGATGATGATGAAAAGTTACAGGACCAATCTGTTGTTATTAAAACGGGGGAGATATATACTTTAGATTGTCCAAATGTACAACTCCAAAATTCTAATGATTTTATTTTCTCTTTATTAGATGGAAATAAAATTAAAGGAGAACATGTTGGAGAATTTGAAACAATGGCAAATTCTAATGGTACATCTTTTAAACTATCTGTAACAGTAGAACCTTTGCATACTTTATATTTAGATTTAAAGGATTTTCTTGGCATGAGTAGGGAAAATATAGAAAAAGTTTTTGGCAAACCATTGTCTACAAATCAACAAGGGACATCAGTTTATAAAGGCTTGGGAATAGAGGATAAAATTCAAATAGCTTATGATAATAATAAAGCATATTTAGGAGCCGTAACATTGAAATCTTCATTTGCCTCAGAGTTGGGAAAACACCTTGCAGACCGGTATGTTTTCTTCTCAGAGCAAGGGGGGCAAATGTTATATATGGATGCTTTAAAGTATGAGGATGCGGAATATTTAGCAATGGTTACTGTAGGGCTACGAACTACATCTATAATGTATATAGGAAAAGATGACCTTTAATATTGTATTGTTCTAAAAAGAAGTTTTATCAATTTACAAAGCCCCGAACCTATTTGGGCGGCAAAGAATATATTAGATATACAGTGAAATCCTTATCGGGTGATGACGCCGAACTTACCATGTCAATGGATGGGGAGAGCATGGATATTAAGGCTGAAAAACGATAAGTCAATTTGAAAATAATCATCAAGTCAAGCGGAGTTTCTCCGCTTTTCTTGTTTTGTGGCATATGAATTATAATTAATCGGATTTGTTAAAAAGCTGATTTATCGGATATTTATTTGTTTATTTGTTTGTTCTTTCGTTCGTTCTTTCTATATTTGTGCATTAATATAATACAAATGGGTAATTGGAGTGAAAGGCAAGAAGTTAAGAAAGAGGGCAAGGAAAAAGAGAAAATAAGCCGAGAGACGCTTGGAAAGTTCTTTTATGATTTGGCAAAAACATCATTTGCTGCAATGGTAGCAGGTGGGGCTGTGTCATTTTTCACAAGTTCAAACAATGAGTTATATTGGCTTTTGCTTTTGATTGGAGCTTTTTCAACAATAGTATTTGCTTATATTGGTTATAAAGTGATAAGGAGGTAATTATGGAAGGTCTATTAATCGTTTTAGGAGGTTCTGGGGCTTTAGCCCTTTTATTTGCTCTTTGGCTGAATACTCGAAAAGGCAAGAAGTGGCTTGCAAGCTTATAAATTGACTATTATTTAGGTAAAACAATAAAGCCAGACATTAAGCCTGGCTTTTTCTTTGCATGACATCCCCATCGGTTTCCACAATACAATCTTCTCCATGAATGTAAACATATACCGATGCTGTATCCTTTTGGATAACATTTACTTTTGCCCGGTCGTACACGTTAATGAATACCTTGCAATACTGTGAACAGTCAATGGTTACTTCGCTGTCATGGCGCACGTAAATATCACATACAGAAAAGCCATCAAATAGGAGAGTACCTTTACAATTTCCGTTCAGAACGGCTATGTGCTTCATGTTCCTTGCTTGCACATCCTCATCGACAAAGATATTGTTTCTGTGAAGGATGTCCTTGTCGAAGTGCTCCTTTATGAAAGTGTTGGTAGGGTATCCTTTCTTTATACAGAAATCAATCCCGTGCAAATACTTGTCAATCAATCCTTGTTGGTCAGGTTCTCCCCATTGTTCCGTCCATTGCGTACATAGCCCTAATGATACGGCTTGGTTGAGCAATGTTTTGCTTAAATCCTTTTCGTTCATAACATATTATATTTTGATTTTTCTACCACTTCTGTCTATCACTATACTTAGCATATCTCTAACTTCTTGTACTAAAGCAACGTTTGCTTCGGTATTTTGGGCACTTCTTAACGTATTATTGGCTATTGCCCTCAATTGAGTAAGTTGTTGTTCGGCTATAACATTATATTTCGGAAGAATCTCGTTTCCCCACTTTTCAAGCAAAGCGCGTTTTACACTTACATCTGCACGAATACCGTTTATGTAAGAAGCTAAAATATTGGCGGTTTCTTCTGTAATGTTTTCTTGTATCCCTTTGGAAAGAGTGTTTGAAGCGTTTGTCTCTTCAAGGCTTATTCCCATTTTTTTTGCAGCAGCATTTAGATAATCCCATATTTTCTTTGAGTCTGATATTGTCCCTCGAAGGCTTCCAAGTTGCTGCATTAGTCCGGCTGCCTCTTGTTCCGTCAGATTTGTACCCCCAGCGGAACTGTCCGTAAATATACCTTTATCTCCAAACAGATAATCTCTTAGCTTATCCATAGCAGGTTTTATGACATTCAGAGAAATCATCTCCTTTATGACATTGCGCATTATATCAGCCACCGTATCATCAAAAGCCTTTGCTGCATCTTCTCCGTTGGCGAACGCATTGACTAACGCTTCTGATATTTGGTCTGACCATCCCTTTAAGTCTATACCGAATTGTTCGCTTGCCAAATCTTCATAGAAATACTTGATTTGCTCGCCTAACTCGATATACTGCTGCTTGTAGTCCTCTATTTTAGAAGCATCCGAATCTTTCTTGTCTTGTTCCGCCTCCATTTGCTTTTGCACCTCTTCTTGTTGCTTTTGAAGATTTGCAATCATCTCTTTGGATTGGCTTTGGGTAACAGCACCCAATTGCCGTTCTATGACAGATTGAAGGTTCTTATAGTCATTGGAAAGCTTTTTCACTTCCAGTTGCGAACGTTGGATTGCTTTATCCAGCTTCTTATCATGGGCTTTGGCTATGCTTCCTATTATTCCGGTAATACCGCTGACTACACCCGTAGCCCCTTGCATGATAGCCATCGGATTGCCGGAAGATATACCAGCGAAAAGGGTAGCTCCGCTTTGAGCTGTATTCAATAATCCACCCGCAACTTCTTGTACAGTGCTTAGAGTGTCTCCCATACTGTCATTCCCTAAGGCATCAAATGCTGACCCTAAATCTCCCAAAGTGCCGATAAGAAGATTAGCCATGTCGACAATATCTCCAAAGCCTACTTGAACTTTATCGGAAGATTCATTTTGTTTATCTTGTGCATCAGTGACTTCCTTTTCCGCATCGGCTAATGTTTTTAATTTAGGAGTTAATTTATCGACGACTTTAGTCTGATAAGATAAGCCGCTATCTGTTTTCTTGGTTTCGGTATGGCTCGTTTCAGAAACACCAGTAGTAACTTCACCGCCATCCTGGATAAACCCAAGTTCTTTTTGAGCTTTTTTCAGTTTTTCAGTGGCTTCCGCATACTCTTTTATGCCGTCTGATAATGTCTTGAAAGGGTTTCTGCTTTCACTTTCGTCACGTAGCTTTTTTAATACATTGACAAGCTCTTTAAACTCGTTGACTTTTAGACTTTGCCCGGTCGTATTTTTAAACTCTTCCAGGTTCTTGATTAGCCTGCTAAGAGTTGCAGAAGAAAGTCTGTCAAGGTCGTCAAAGGTTTTAGCCCAATCTTCCGAACTCTTGAATTGTTCAAATTTGGTTGATGCAGCATCTTCGCTCGCTTTCTTTTTCCTTTGTGCTATAAGTTTGTCGGTCGCTTCTTCGCCTAATTGACCTCTTTGGCTTTCAATATCAGCTAAGTCCTTTTGAAGATTACGTTCAATATCCTTTATCTTTTGGGCATAATCTTTATAATCCTCAATCATGCCTAAAAGGTTTTCAAGGCTTTCTGAACGCATTTTCTTACTTTCCTCGTTGATTGATTGGTATAGTTTCAGAATTACTCCTTCCCCAAACTGCTTCTTTACATCATCCTCTTTCATGGCAAGGACATCTGTAACGGAGAATTTACTTCCCGTATTTTCAAGCGCTTTGGAAAGTTGGTTGCGCAAATCATCTACTACACTTTTGAATGAGACCTCTCCGCCGAAAGCGATATTCATGGAAAGAGATTTGTTGCCGGAAGCATTGAATAGCTTCTTATATAAATCCCACTTTTCTCCGGTTTGGGAAACGTACTTCTCTATCTCCTTTAAGGCATCATCAACTTCTTTCTTCGCACTGTCAATTCCCGCCTTGTCAATCTTGACACCAAGAGAAATGTATAAATCTTCCTGCTTCTCTTTGCTCCGGTCTAACTGCCCTTGGAGGTATTTGTAAGCCCTGCTTGGGTCTTTTAAGTCCAAATTGACCCCGTTCTTATCAAAGATAGGGGCAAATTCAGAAATGCCCTTCACCCTTTGGGATGCGACTTCTTCTCCTTCTATCTTTCTCCATTTCTCATAGCTGGAAACGGCTTTGTCTATGAGGTCGGTACGGGCTTTCCATTGTTCGGCAATAGGGTCTTTTTCGCCTCCGGATGATTTGCCTAATACCCCAAGAGTGTCCATGATTTTTTTTGAGACATCGAATACCTTTTGGGCATTACGAACGGTTTCTTCGGAATAAGGATTTCCTTTCTTAAAGTCTTTTAGTGTTTTATCTGCATTTTCTCTTTCCTCTTTTACTCGCTTGGCGTATTCTTCATAGGCTTCATCATCTTTAGGAATAAGACTATTCATGTCACCAGCAATTTCTTTGGCTGTAGTAAACCATGCTGATTTAATGTTTTTATCTATATCGTCAGTGACAGATAGAATAGTCGTAAAATCTTCTTTTGCTTCTTTTACGATGGAGCGGGCAATATCTAATTGATTTTTCGCTTCTCGCAGCATTTTAGTGTCCATGATATGCCCGTCACTTGCTACCGAATAAAGTTCTGCATCTTTAACCCCTCTTTCTGCATCAATTAGTCCTTGGTAAGCTTTTTCTAAATTTATTCTTGCAGTTTCTCTTGCAGTAGTTCTTGCTGCTCTATTAGACATATTTAATAGCTCGATTTGCCCTTTTAGCAAAGCTTGTTCATAAGACATGCTCTTAAAAATAGAAGGATATATCCCTTGAAGCTTTTCGTAAGCCATTCGTCTCGCATCCACTGCTTTGGATGTATCAAACATTGTGGATATATAGCTGTTAGCTTTATTTTTGGCTTCTGATATTTTTTCGTTTTGTTCTTGGACTTGAACATTAAATTCACGTATTGTTTCTGCGGCACTTTTAGTCTTTTCTCTTAAAGTGAAATATAGTCCAGCCAATGCACCGACAGCAGTAATTGCTATCATCCAAGGATTGGCTTTCATTGCTGCATTTAGCGCCCATTGAGCTACAGCTTGTGCTCTTGTAACAGCAGTCAATCCTTGTCGTGCTCGGGTTAAATTGGTTATGAAAGTAATTGTTCTCATTGCAGTTTCAGCTTTATGAGCAGCATTTACAGCTATTACAGCAGTTTTGTAAAATCCATAAGCCCCTACAAGGGAGCCAAGGATAGCTGCAACAGCTTCCCAATGATTCATTAAATCAGTAAGCAACTCCAAGCTATCTGAAAGTACACCGCTATTGCTTTCCGCAATGTCAGCCATCATCACATCCCAAGCGTCCTGCAAGTTGCTCCACTTGCCTGCAAGGCTTTCCGCAAGAGCCTCCTGCATGTTGTAGAACTTGCCTCCCTCGTTGGTCAAATCCCAGAGGACATCCTTCACCATCCCGAAGCTTACTTCCTTCCGGCTGATTTTGTCAAATACATCTCCGGCAGATGTCACTACTCCCGTAAGCTTAGTAAACCGTTTCGCCAACTCGTCCACCAACGGAATACCAGCCTCGGTAAACTGCCTCAATTCCTGCCCACGGAGAAAAGCTGCACTGCGCACCTGCCCGTACGCCAATATGATACGTCCCATATCGACACCCACACCTGCGGAAATGTCGGCAAGTCGTTTGGTCGTATCGTAAAGCTCTTCATACGGAATGCTGTATGCGGACAATTGTTTGGTGTATGAAGCCAGTTCTTTGAACTGAAACGGAGAGACAACCGCCAAATCCTTAATGCGATTGAATATGGTTTCCGCCTTCATACTGTCTCCAAGAATGGAGGTAAGGGCAATGCGTTGTTTCTGAAACTCTCCGCCAATGGTATATAATCCCCTTACAAAACGCTCTAAAGTGTATATGGAATACACATTGGCGATTTGATTTTTCAGTTCTCCGGCTATCCGTGATTGAGAAGACATTGTAGTGTTTGTCCTCTTCATTGCCGCATTGTGCGTATCGGAAGCCTTTGCAGCCTGCATTCGGGCAATCCTAAGCTGTTCAAGGGCTTTTTGTGAGTTAACGTAAGCATCTGCACGGATTATCTGCGAAACTCCCCTCATGGCTCTTAGTTCGCTTGCATCAACGCCATGTCCTTTAAAAGCTTCCTTGAGTTTTTTAATACTTTCGCTATCTACATCCAGCTTTACCTTGTAGGTCTTGTTTTTCAGCAAGGCTTCTACCTTGTCTTCAATCTCCTTTATATCTACTTTTAATCCAACCTTTGCACTGGTCGTGACGTGCATATTCACAAGTTTTTTCTTGATAGCTTCGTACTCTTGTTCTGTATAATCTTTCAAGTGAACGCCAAAATTCAAATTTCCGAGGTCTGCCATATTTATTCTTGTTTTGTATCTTGGGGGATAGCGTTAATACCGTTTACTATAAAATCATTGAGGGAAAGTCTTTGCCCTTTCATTTCCCGCTCTTTTCTCTTTTCTTCCCACTTCCTTTTTAAATCTTCCATTTCTTTCGCTGTGTGCGTTTTTTGTTCTGTGTCTGCTTTGTCATACACTACAATCGGAGCATCGCACATCAGAAGTTCGTATTGAGCACAGGTCAATACCCAGTCCATATACCAATTAGGGATATTAATCATTCCCCAAAGAAGAATTAACGGTCGTGTCAGCTCTGGGTGTTTTTCTCCGTTTGCAAATGCTGCTCCTGCCGAAGTTCTTGAAGGATACGTTCTGCTTCCTTTCTCGTCATCGTCATTATCGTGTCTCTCATTCCGGTCAAGAACATGGTAGCATTCAAGTATTCCAGTTTCTGCAATTCCACTTTTTTTTTACCGATAACAACAATATCGGTTAACTCTGTGTCTGTGTATTTTTTCCATAGCATACGCCAGTATATCCAATGGAAAAGTCTTATCTTCCACCAATTATTCAGAATAATGAGAGAGGCACATTTGGCAGTAACTTCATCCTCACTTTTGCAGGAATGTAAGACATGGGTTAATTTTCGTATTGTTCCACGGTGCAGCCATTTTATACCGAACTTTTTTCCTCTTATCGTAATATAATCTATGCTGTTCTCCAGCACGTCGTCAAGCGTTTTCTGCTCTGCTGTGGTAGGTTGATTTATTGTTTTATCGTTCATGCTGTGTTATTGTAATGTGTGAAAAAGGAGAAGGCGGCGGCAATAACGCACACCGCCATATTTTTAAATCAAAGAACCGTCCTGGGTAACTTCCACCGCACTGAACTCATTGGCGGTGAATACGCTGACCGTAGCAGTCCTTTTTGCTCCGCTATTCTCGTCGACTTTGACCGTCACCACTTTCCCGCTAACCGAGGTTTTGCACCATGTTTCCGTTGATGAAGCAGAGACAGAGCTTTCCTTGGTTGTTGCGGTAATGGTTTTCCCTGTATTATCTGCCGCGCTGGTAAAAGACAGGGAAGCTGGAGCTACGGTCAGTCGGCTTTTTTTGTCAAGAAAGCGATATTATCTTCGGAAGAGGAGCCGGACGAAGCACCATCTTCAAGTTCAATAGTTCCGCTAAGCGCAAAAGCGAATGGGGTAGTGGACGCATTCTCAAACAAGGGGCGTGCGTAAACGGCCATTCTTTTTACAAGCAGACATTTTTCTCCGTCGTCACTTATAAGCGCAAATCCTACGTTCAGTTTCTTGCTGTTTAGCACAGCAGAGAATCCCTTGAATTGCTGGTTGTTGATAGTCGCTTGCGCAATTTCAGTGGTTTTCCCAAGAAAATATTCTACCAATTCCTTGCTTACACTTGGAACGGTAGCAGCGAAAGTAATATCTCCTGCTGTACTGGTGACAGCCCAATCCGCTTGCAGACCGTGCACCTTTGTACGGTTTAATGTCGGTTCTGCTTGGGACAAGGAAAGGGTATCTACGGTAACGGGCAAATCAAAATCCGGAGTTACCGTGGCAAAATTTGCAATGCCACCCTTTACCAACATAATGGATGAAAGACCGCTAAATACATCTTTCAATTCCTGCTTTGTTTTCATTGCCATAATAAATAGTTTTAATCGTTTTATTTTATGTTTATTTTATCACAAGGTCAGTCCTTATCAATGTTGCGCTGAACCCTAATCCGTCATTTCCTTTCAAGGTCAATTTGGGGTTTGAGGCACTTATGAAATTGTCGCTGATAGGGAATAGGGAAAGAATATCTCCTACAATAGTGTCCATTTGTTCCAAGTCTTCCGCACTTCCCTTTTTCTGTCTGACATACACTTCAATGGTGCAATAGGTACGGATATTTCCAAATCCGCTGCCATAGGTCATGGAAGACAACAAGCCGGGCAATGACACCACAATGAAATTATCCATTTGCTTAGGCACAGCAGCGGGACGGTCATTTGTGAACACATTCTCACTTACCGTCTTTGCTGCGTCAAACAATGATTTAAGCGCGTCTTTGTATTTAAAATCCTGTTCGTACCCCATATCATTTCATTGGTTTAAAGGTCATTTTAGCAATGCTTTCCGCGTAATCAAATGTATCTGACAGTACATTTAACCCCTTCTTTGACTCCAAGTAGTTAGAATATTCCGTACCTGTACACATCACTAATCCTATGCCATCATTTGGAGTTTTATATGCTTTGAGGAAATTTACAGAAGTGGTTAAACCGTACTCCCCGTTGGTGCCAATCAAGTTGTATTTTTTTATGGGAATAAACTTACCACTTTCATAACTTTGGACCATTATCACGCCAATACCGTCTCCTCTGCTAAGCTTGGGGCGGGTAGGATTTTTTAATCCTTGTGTCACAACGGCGGTAATTATACGAGATAATTTACCTCTATAATAAATTCCAACAGCTAATGAAGTTAGAGTATTTCCGGTTACATTATGGTACTTGGCTGATACTACTCCGTCTTGCAGAAGTCTGATTCCGATTTCTGTTATTCTATCCAGCAAATATGTAGATACTAATTGAAAAGTGCGCCGTATTCTAATTGAAAAGAGCTCCATCCATAACTGGTTACAAAATTACTATAAGTTTAAAATATTCATTTATCTTGTCTCATTTTTTGTGTTT